CAGGGAAATCTAAATATTTATCACCAGTAAATAAGGTAAGAGCAGAACCCATACCATGGCCGGCCTCTCTAAATACAATCTCCTCTAAATTCTCTTCGTCGGTAGCTATCCCAAACTTACCACCAAATGTTTTATGGAACTTAAGAACGACCGCCTCATTACGTTTTAGGCTACCTTGAGAAGTTCCAAACTCTTGACCTGCTTCAAGCTTCATCGTTTTTAATTTAGAGATATATTTAATTCCTATTATTGCCTCACTAATAGCACCACTAACAGTCCCACCAGCGTTTGTACCAGAAGATGTATTAGTAGAACTTCCTGGAGTGTAAGTCGGCCGCAATCCAACAAGGCCATCTTTAACCCTTATAGTAGATGATAAAGGATAAATAGTATAGGTAGTAAGTGAGGCGCCTGCTGCATAAGCAATAAGGCCTGTATCTGCAAGCGCCCCTGCTTCTGTAGTAGATAATCTTATAGAGTCCCAACTTACCCAATTAACATAGTAATCAGTACCCGAAGATAGTCCAGTAGGTAATGTACCCGAAGAGACTATCTGTACTTTAGTCCCTGGAAAGAGATCATGTTGTGGTAAGGAAAATTGAATCCCACTATTATTACTTATAGCACTGCTTATAAATTGTAATGGTCTTGGAACAAAACCATCTACCACATGAAAACCATCTCCAAGAACTTCAACAGCTTCGCCCTCTAAATGACCTAGCCCTCCGACTATCCATCCTTCAGATGGGGCAATAGTGTGAGTCCCCGACCCAATAGAAATAAGATCCACATAGTTATTACTAAAAGCTTCATCGGGACTTATAGCTATTTTAATCGCTGTAGCATTATGGCGAATGCTATAATAGTCACTGGTGGTATTAATATCACCACGAATGATAAGGCGATGAATACCGGTTCCCGTATCAGTAATATTAATAAGTGATCCACCTGAAGCCTTAACTTTTATTGTTTGATTATCTGTCACGGTTTCAACTTGATAATCTGTACCTGTAGATAACCCTGCTGGCAAGGTCGCACTTGTTGAGAATCTAATAAGATCATCTTCTACAAGTCCATGTATTTGTGCAAAAGTGATTGTATCTAAACTGGCGTTTGCAGTAAAAGCATTACTAGTTTGAAATTTCCAACTAAGCGTACCACCAACGGCAGAGAACCTAAACTTAGTTCCAGTTCCAAGATTGTGATTAGAACCAAAAGTAATTGTATGTGATACAGTACTAACTCCTAAATGCGTAATTGAAGATGTTTGATCTGAGAGTTTAATTCTTAGTGATCCATCAGAAAAATAAGGCTGATCATCTTCAACCGTACTTGTATTTTTTAAAAGGGCATGCTCAAAATCATCACCAATTTTTTCTATATAGTATTTACTCTCCCCATTTATAGTACGTTTAACAGAGATATTAAGATCATCAAATGTCCCAGTACTATTAGGGATAACCGCTATACCATGTACAGAATCAACACCGCCTATAGTATGTCTATGCCAGCCAAGAGTTCCAGTATCCGCATCTAAAGTACATCCTACTAATGAATTATTAGAGTTAACAAACCATAAGATACCCCTAGAGTTTTGATAAACCATATCTAAAATCTGAGTACCTGCATAGGATGCTGTATCAGTAAATCCATGATGGAGAATCTCATCAGAAGTTATGGAAAAGTTTCTAGTAATATAGGAACCTTCGTCATTATTATACTTGAATTCCCTTACTAATTGTCCATCCCTAGAAATAAACAATGTGCCTTTCTCAACTCGAACAGGTCTTACCGAACTACCACCATGGTTTGTCTGAACTTGTACCTGGACGTTAGTACTACTAATAGCATTCTCACCACCAGAAATAATATACTCCGCCCCAAGAGTTCCAACTTCAATAGCTCTCTGAGAAGACATCCATTGGATAGCATTGACTTCCTGAGATGCAAGAGTAAATTGAAATGGATCAGTAGATTGAACCGCTGATGCAAAATAGTTTAGACCCGATCCATCAGTATCAGTAACATCTTGATCAAGTCTTTGCTCCATCATATGAAACATATTACCTGTCAAACTTCCCCATACTGTATCTGGTTGGAGTATACTACCTCCCCAAATAAGTCGCTGCTCAAAAGCAGTAACCGTTCTAGGATATCCTTGGTAATTACTCCAACTCCCTAATGACCAATCATCGGTTATACTACTACTCGCCATGTCTGCATTGGCCGGTGTTACAGTCAACGCATTAACCCTGCTAGTTTTTATGAGATTACAAGTAGCACCACTCGTATCTGTTTGTATATTAACTGCTGTACTTGCCGAACCATCTCTAGTGGCAGATATCGTAATATCCGCACCGGATACACTCCGTATGTAATACTCAGTACCTGCCGTTATTCCAAGTGGAACTGTCCCTGTAAAAGTTACAATATCGTTTACTTGGAAACTGCAAGAGGACGAAAGCGTGATAGTCTCTGTACTTGTATTAATACTACTGATAGTCAATCCATCTAAAGCAGGAATCCCTGTAGTGTCTTCTCTTATCTGAACTACAAAAGATCGCGAATTTCCATCCAAACGAATATAAGAATTATGATGTCCTGTTCGTGGAACAGGTCTAAAGAGAGGATTTCTATCATCATTTCCCACCCCAACAGAATCATACGAATCTAATATCTGTGCCGTCCCTGCCACAGCTTCCTCATCTCCAGACCATTTTATCCGTAACTCAGAATCTATATTTGTATCTTTAAATGGTTGTGCCAAAGGGTTTTTTATTCCACTAAAATAATATGTGAGATAAGGTGTAACTCTAAAAGTATCTGCCTCAGTTCGGGCAATAACTAAAGGAGCTATAGTACCTTCAGCATGAGTTAAAAATAAAACATCGGCAGATTGAATTGAATTAAAATCGTAAACAGAATTAACTAAATCGGAAAGCCCACGACCTGATGCCACTCCAGTTAAACCGCCTATAGTAGTTGCAGTATCATATACCTTCGTCCCAATATTATTAAAGATCCTTATCTTAATACTATCAATGGTAAGGATCTCTATCGAAATAAGGTATGATTCAGTTTTACTATAGATAAAAGGTAGTAACTTAACTTTTGCTGTAGAAGTAATAGTACCTAAGTCAGAACTATATCTAAACCCAGGACGTCTTGATACTCCTCCTTGCCTATGAACAAGAAAATTTTCTAATCGGGCAACACCAGTTTTATATTCTTTTATATCAGTACGTGCATCAAGCTTAGGACTTAACTCACCACTTATAAAAGCATTTTGAATTACCCTATATTTCATAGTCTAGTCTCTATCCATGAGTCATCTATTAAATCCGCTGGCGTACCTTCTTGAGCATCCAAGCTACGTGCATGTTTCATATGAAGTTCATATCTTTGAAGCAAAGAATTTTGTAAATTCATACTCTGTACCAAAGGATATGCTAAGTCAGATGCAAGTCTTAATGCCAATGCCTCTGCAAAATAAGAATCAAATTCTGCCGCAGCAGTTACCTGGGCGATATATTCAATGTTAACTTCAGAAGAATCTGAAAGTAACTTTCTATCCGCCTCAATCCGCCATTTAATATTCCTATCATGAAGAGATATTATTCTAAGAACATCCGTTGGTACTGTAAACTCATAGTCATAATCAAAAAGAGGTTTAACTCCAGTCGTGGCGAGAGCCACTCTTTTGATCGCAAAATTCCAAGGATGGGAACGTAGGACTTCATCACGCAATTTAGAATATTGCTCATTACAAAGCCTGGCCCTTTTATTTGTCTCACTCAAGGAGTTGATTCTCTCTGCCCCTAACTTAATGAGAGCAGAGTTACAGATAGTAACCTCTGTTGTTGTTAGCGGCACGATATACTCCTAAAAAAGATAGGGGGCCAAGTAAGTTTTTAAGTCACAAGTGCATTGTCGTCTAAAAACCTATTCAGCCCCTATCATTAATCAATCACATAACTAATTGTTACCTGAAACTTTTTCGATACTGTCGCAGTATTATTCGTACATGTGACATAGAACTGGGTTTCAGAAGAAAGCTTTACTAGGTTCCCTGCTTCCCCATCCATCTGAGCGGCACCAGCAGCATTAACAGCTACGGCCGAAAGAATGTAGTCAACATCTCCTGTGATACCTAACTCAAGTACACCCGACCCTCCAAGATCCTCATGAACCATAGAAGCATCAAGGATTCTAGCACCTGCCGGAAGTTTCATTACAGCAATTGTATCCGCCGTTTCAATAAGAGAAGCGGCTCCAGAAGCTGCTGTCGTATACTCATCGTAAGCAACATGGACTCTACCGTATTGCTCCCCTGCTGGAATCTTCTCCGAGGGGATATTTACATATTGTTTTGTGTTATTAACACCATAATAACTAGCCATTATTTACCCCCTATTATTCGATACAAAGAATTTCTATGAGTTTTTCTTCTTCCATACGAGTAGCACCTATGCCCATGCTGGCATATACTTGTGTACTGTATGACTTATCTGCTCGCTCAGAAACTTTACCTTGAATGTCCTTAGCAGTTGCAAGCAACAGCCCATCAGACGCCCAAGCAAAACATCTTCTAGCACTAGTAGCAAATGTCTGACCAGCCCCAGTTACAAACTTACCTGTATCTTTATTCCAGTTACCAGATGTACTAGACGTTTGTAATAGCCGTTCTGTTCGGATGAATTTGAACCCAAGAAAGGTATCAATCTCACCTTGAACAAGCGCTTTAACTGTATTGAAGTCTGAACTTGTAACAGACGTCTCACCCAATAGGTTGTTCAATTGAGAAGAACCAAGAGCAAGGAATCTAGGAATAGATTCGTCAACATCATTAGCATCAAGAATCTCTTTAGCTAATCTTAGAGTTGCAACATTAAGATTAACCCCTGTTGTACTTGATCCATCAAATGCACCAATCTGCTGTGATAGTGGAATAGTAACTTGAGTTGCTCCCTCTTCTCCACCATAGGCGGTTCCAAGAGCTTGCTCAATGATTACATCATCCTTAGCCCTACCCAATGCCCACATTGCCGCTTGAGCATAATCAGACGTAGGATCAATTAGCATACGCAATTTATCTACATCATCAATCAAATCTGCCCATTCATAGTCACTCAAAGTAACTCTACGTCTACTATGAGCAGAGTCAATCTGTGGTGTATCTGCATGGCGAGATGTTCTCTTAACAGCAGTGGCAGCACCTATTCTATCGTAAAAAGCACTCTTCCCAGTTTGAGATTCATTTCTAACGGCGGCCGCTAATCGAGAACCTTTTTGCTGGGAAAGGTGAAAAACATTTGATGAAAATTGTTTCACAAACGCTGTAGTAATTTCACTACTCATTTCTCACTCCCTTAATTAGATTAATTATTCGGTTCTATGGTTGGATTGCCTCACGATTGTGAGATCCATAGTTGGCACCGCTACTAGGATCTATAAAAAGATTGTCCCATGCCCGACGTTTTCCATCTTCCCAAACTAGATTTTAATGCCCTACCCCTTATATGTAAACAATCTTTCCATATCTTCCAAAGCTTTTCTATGATTTGGATGATTTTTATCAAAATAAGGATGTTTAGGGTTTGCCATAATTTCGTTTATTTCTATCTGAGCTTGTTCAGGAGTCCTTCCATAATTCCCAGGATTCGAATCTCCCTTAAAACTATCATCATCCAAAGTCTCACCTACTTTAGAAAAGATACGTATAAGATTTGGATCGTTCCCTATCCCCGTATCATCTAAATATTTATTTAAATCTTTATTCCCATAATGAAGGATAGCATTTTGAGCCGATCTAATCTTAGAATCATAACTAGATCCCCAATCAGTCCGAAGAGTCTTAGCGCTCTGTTCCATGTTATGGCCACGTTCTTCCTCTTGACGTTTAACCTCTACCGAAGCCTTATCCATATACCAGTCAAACATTTTCTGCGCTTGGTTAGGCAAGATGTTATTCTCATATGACATCTTCTTATACTCATCCATAAATTCGCCATCAACTTCTTCACTAGAACTAACCTCGTAATCCTTCACTTCTTCTGGTAATCCGGCTTTCTGAAAAAAAGATTTCCATTCATGATCTTCAGCATACTTACTAGGAATAATTACCTTATCCGAACCTAACATCCTCTGGGAATGGACATAGCTCTTGGCCAATCCATCTACATTTTGAATTGCTTTAAGAGCAGGATCTTCTCGAATGTCTTCAGGGAGAACTGCCTTCCAATCAGAACTAGCGCTAGAATCAGAACTTAGTTCTTTAACTTCTTCAACAGGAGCCGGTGCTTCTGCTTCTGCTTCAGATACTGTATTAGTCAATGTACTCATTTTCCCTCTCTATTCCTTCTTTAATAAGAATATCTAACTTATCTACATCTACTTTTAATATCGACATAATTCTAAGGACAGCATTCCTAGCACCTTCTCTTAACGCCATTTCATGTAGGTTCGCTGTATAGGTAGGAGAGAGCATATAATTATTTTTCATTAGATCATAAAAAACTCGTTTACCTGATTCA